GTGTGACTGGCGGCTGCGGGGCGTGGGGTCGAACGGTTGCTGGCTTGCCGCTGATCCTCAAGCGCTGCCACCTGGTCGCTCAGCTCGGCCACCTGGTCATCGAGCGTGTCTATGCGGTCCACGAGCTCGGCCAACGGATTGATCTGCACCGCGGCCGGCTGCACGGCACTGGGTCTTTGCGCAAAGTCAGGTGCATCGCTGCAGGTGTTGAGCAGCACGACCGCGAGCACGACAGCTGCCAGCGCGACCCAGGCCAAGGCCGTCGCTGCTGACCGGTTGCCGGTGTTGCGCCAGACAAAGACCTTGGCGCGCAGGGCTTCGTACCCGCTGCCGATGCGTTGCCACAGCGCGGTCAGCGCAGCGCGGGCGCGGGCAAAGGCGGACGACGCCGCCACGGGTTGGGTAGATGGATCGGTCATGGTCAGGTCACTCCGTCGATGGTGAGGAATCGGAACGTGGGGAGGAACACCTGCTGGGGTGTTTGGTGGCCGTCGGCGATGCGCCAGACCGGCACGGCTTCGAAGCCACCCGTCCCGTCGTCTCCGTGGTCAAAAATCACTTTTCGCGAAACACCCCGCAGCACCAGCGTGAACTCGGGGATGGGCAGTGCTGCCCAGATCTCCATCGATTCGCAAAGAGAGCGCGGGATCCAAGCCCTGGACTCCACGCCGTCCAGCGTGATCGGCCGGCCCGCCTGGCGCACACCGACGTGCACCAGCAGCGCACCCGTGGTACTCGGCCCGGTCTTTTGCACAACTGGCGACCACCCGAACTCGTTAGGCCACAGCAGCCGCTCGCCGAGCTGCGCGACGGTGCCGTTGTAGGTGAGCGTGATGGACATGCACGGCAGGATGCCGCGCGCGCGCGTGGGGCGCTAAATGGAGCGCGTCATTTCTTGATGACGCGCCCTGGCGTTGCCTCCAGCTCAGCGAGACCGGTTGGCCGCCTCCTCGATCTCCCTGAAGATGTCGGCTGCTATAGCTGCATCGGCCGCGCTGGAGGCATTGAAACTCCGCCGTTTTCCGCCGAGATCGATCTTTACGATGTGCGTCGTGTTCCCCACGTCGGAGGGCTGACCACCGCCCTGGCTGCCTCCCGCGCCCACGGCCGTGTTCGCCAACTGCTGCTCCAGCTGCTGGCGCAGGGCGCGCCACTTCGCGCGGTCGGCCATGCCAGCCAGGCTGAAGCCGCCTGGGTTCATGCGGTCCACATCCCTGTCGATCTGCTCGTTTTGCTCCAAGGCAGCGATGGCGGCTCGTATGTCGTCTGTGTCGGCAGCGGTGAGTGCGCCGCGCTTCATCTTGGCTTCGAGCTCGAACAGCAGCGAGTTGTCCACGGCGTTCTGGCCCGCCAGGCGTTCCTCGCGCGTGTCGCCCGTGACGCTGCCACCAGCCGGCCGGCCGTACTTGTCCGCGCCCAGCGGGCTGCTGTACATATCTCGCTGGCGCTGCAGCGCCGCCGTCGCGGCGTCGGTCGATTGAGCCAGCCGGCCCTGGGCTCCAGCGAGCCCATCGAGCGCCTTGCCGTAGCCATCCGCCGCGCTGCCGCCGGCCTTCAACAGTGCAAGCTGTTTGTTCAGAAGCTCGGTGCTGCGACCGGTGGCGTCGGCCTCGGCCAGCTTGGCCTGGGCCAGCTTGATCGCTGTCTCCAGCTCCGCATGTTTGACCAGGTTGACTTCGCCGCTGGCCGTCATCTCCGCCAGCTTCGCGTTTGCAACGGCAATCGATCCCTCGGCCTCGGCGCGCTGTACAGCCACCTTGGCATTCACGAGCTGGATCTCGATCTCCATCTGCAAGATCTTGGCCTTGCGCGCTTCGTACTCATTGCCCATGAACAGGGCCATCTGCTCGCTCTGCTGAGCCAGCTTGAGCTGCACCTGCAGGTTGGCCTCGGCGGCCTGCGCGTCGCCCACCTTGGCCACGCGGGCGGCTTCCCAGGCTTCGACCTGCGCGGCCTCCCAGTCGCGGACCTTTTTGGCTGCTTCCTCCGCCGTATCACCCGCCTTCTTGGTGTCGTCTGCGACCTTGGGCATCCCCTTGCCCACGTTCGCGAACAGGTCGGCATACTCAGCGTCGATCTGTGCGATGCGCTCCGCCAGGCGCTGCTGGGCCGCTTTCCACGTGTCATCACTGAACACCGCCTTGGCCATCTCCCATGCCGTCTGGTATTGGGCTGCAGCGCGGGTGAGCCCTGCGGCGGTAGCAATGCCCGCTCGTTCAACCACCTCGAACTCGTCCTTGAGGAAGGTTCCGATCTCCCAGCCGACCCACCCCGCCGCCGCCAGCTTCCCAGCGATGGCCAGCTTGTCGGCAGCGCTCGCGGCCTTCAAGGTTTCCAGTGTCAATGCCTGAGTCGCGATCGAAGCACCACGAAGCGCCGCCACATAGGTGGTCAGCGCCTGAAGTGCTCGCACACCCCATACGGCCGCCATCACCTCACCGGCCGTGATGGCCGCATTCACAACCGTGTCCAGGTTCTCAGACAGCATGTCGATGGTGGAAACAATCCTTTCCGTGGACTGATTCGCCCGGTTCGCCTCACCGACGTAAACGGTCCAGGTGTTGGTCAGCCGCGTGACCGCGTCGGCCACCGTGGCGCTCATGCCGGCAGCGGCCTGCTTGTTCAGCTCCACCGTCTGGCGCAGGCCCTCGTTCAGATCGTTGATCGACAGCTTGCCGGTGATGCCCAGGCGGCGCACCTCGTCGGCCGTCTTGCCCGTGGCCTGCGCCACAGCGTTCACGATGGTGGGCGTGGCCGCCATGATGGACTGCCAAGCATCCACCTCAATCTTGCCGGACTGGATGCTCTTGGTGTAGGCGTCAAGCGCGTTCTTGCCCCGCTCCACCGTGGCCGCGTTGGTGGTGAGCAGGTAAGAAAAGCTGTCGGTGATGTCCAGCACATCGCTGGTCGCGAAGCCCATGCCGCGCAGCGCATCGGCGGTGCGGATGTACAGCTCCTGTTGCTCATCAAGGCGGCGATAGGTCAGATTGGCCGTCTCCAGAATGCGCTGCTGCACCAGGTCGTATTCCTCGGCGATGGGCGTGGCCATCTGGATCCGCTCAGCCATCTGGCCGTAGGCGTCGGCCAGGGCGATGGTATCCAGCGCGAAGTTCTTCGCCTGGTTCAGCCCGTACAAGCCAGCGATGGCCTTACCCACGGCCGAGAGCGCCGTGTTGAGCTTGGGTCCTTTGGCCGCGACGCTCTCCAGACCATCGCCCAGCCCGCGCACCTCGCCCTCGGCCTTGTCGGCCGCTACACCCACGGCGTCCACACCCTTGACCGTGGCCCCGGCCTGCTGGCCCAAGTCCTGCGCCTGGCTTCCTGTCTCAGCCGCACTCTCACCCAGATCATCCAGCCGCTTGCCCGCTGTGGCGGCCGTCTGCCCAAGCTCTTCGGTCTTGGCCTCCACCTTGTCCAGGTTGCCCGCCAGCGGTGCCAGCCCTTCGTCCGTGACGCGGACCTTGAAGTCAATGCGGTTTTCAGTGGCCATGGTGGTGGTGCGTGTGTGGGTGCGTGAATGAAAAAGGGTGGCACGCGGCCACCCTTGTCGTCAGGCCGCGCGCGGCGGGCTGGTCAGCGCTCGATGGCGCGCATGTACTTGCTGATGCCTTCGCCTTCTTTGGTGGGGTCCATCAGCAGTTCGCCCTCGATGTCAAGGGTGGTGAAGCCCTTCTGGATCAGCGCCAGCTGCTTGGCCACGCCCTGGCTCACGCGCCACAGGTCCACGATGCTGGGCTTGCCACTCTCCACCTCGTTGAGGCCGGCAAAACGGATGTACAGCTCGGAGGCCGAAGCCGTCAGGGCCTCAATCACCACCTGGTCGGCGTGGCTGTACGAAATCCACAGCTTGTCCGCATTTCCCACGCCGGCCGCATCGCTCTTGAGCCAGACGCCCTCGGGTCGCAGCTCGTATCCGGCTGCATCCACCGCCACGGCCGCGCCGACTGTGGCGCCCACCTTCACCACCAGCGCCGACACGCCCGAGTGCGGCAGCGGGATCAGCGAACCCAGCGTGGCGATGTAGGGATCATCGGTCACGGTGCCGGCGTCCTCGGGCGTCATGGTGGCGCGCATGGCACGCGTCAGGTTCACGATGTTCAGGTCGGCCAGCTTGGCCTTGAACGCCACGCCCGTGACGCGGCGAAGCTCGGCGTGCGTGCCGCCGCCCAGCGCCGTCATGTCGTCTTGCTTCTCCACGCTTTCGGTCTGCTCGGTGCTGGCCTCCAGCACGTTGCCGATCGGCACCAGAGCCGTGCTGCCGTAAACGGCGGCGTAGAACTTGCCCACACGCGCAACGGGGCGGTAGGTCTTCTTGGTGATCTCGATTGCAGCCATGGTGCTCGGTCCTTCAGAGGGGTGGTTTGCGGAAATGGGTCACGGCGCGGATCGCCGTGGGCAGGTAGGTGTAGGGCGCCGAGTGGCTCGGGCCGGGAGGGGTGATCAGGGTCAAGGGTTCGGCCGCGCCATCCACCTGGGCGTCGGCCAGGGCCAGCGCGACAGCGGTGGCAATCACGCCAGCGTCCTGCCGGCCTGCGGAGCCGCTCTTCACATGGGCCACATTGCGCACCACCGCCACGGCGTACCAGGTGTGCTCCAGGCGCCAGGCGCTGCCGATGTCCTGGTCGATGCGGTAGCCGCCGTACACCACGTGCACCGCTGGCGTGAGCTGCTTGCTCTCCTGCACGTCGGCCAGGTCGGCAGCGGTCAGCACATGCACTGCCGGGCTCATGCCCGCCACAGCCGACTTCACCAGCTCAACCAGGCGCGGCTCCAGCGCCATGAAGGCGTTGGACTGCTCGACCGTCATGCCGGCCGTGCTCATCGGTAGCCCGCCAGGTTGTCATCGCTCATCGAGCGCGGGCTGAACCCGCTGTACACCTCGGCCTCGCCGGGTAGGCTGCCCGCCACCAGTGCACCCGGTGCACCACCCCAGGGGCAGCTCACCACGGCTTTGCCGTCGCCAATGGCCAGCAGCTCTTTTTCAGCGGCCTTGTAGCGCAGGTACACCTCGTTCTCGGGCGCGAAGTCCTTGTAGAGGTAGTAGCGCGCCACGTCGACCGCAATGCGCGTCAGCTGCGGCGGTGCCACCAGCTCGGTGGCAAACGGGTCGCCCACCACAGGCGCGGGCTTCACGCAGCCGGTCAGCGGCAGCGTGTACACCCGGCCGATGAAGCTGTCCGCGTAGGCCTGGGCGTCCGCAATGGCGCGCTCCACTTTCTCGGCCTGAACGGCCACCAGGTCGGGGTCGGTCAGCTCGATCAGCTCGCGCTCGCCGAAGCGGTCGATCAGGTCTTGCGCGGTGGCGTAGTTCATGGGCCGGTGTCGCGGTGGTCAGGCAGATCAGGATCAGCCGGCCACGTGCGGGTGCTGGTGCTTGACGATCTGCACCTCGATCAGCTGGCCGACCTGCGTGGCCGCGCCCAGCGCTCGACCGCAGTGGTCATCGACCGCGCCCACCGCTGCAACGCCGTCGGCGCCAGGCTTCACGTATGCGCCGAAGGCGATCTCCGCGCCGGCCTGCACCAGGTAGCTGTAGCCGGTGACCGCGGTCACGGCATCGCCGATCTCGGCCGCGGTTTCGGTCACGCCCTGGCAGTCCTTCACGCCGCCGGCAGAGGTGGCGTAGCCGCCGTCGTAGGCCACGAAGCGGTGCGCGGCCAGCGCGGCGATGGCCACGAGGGTCACCGCGTGCTGTTTGTCGTACTGGCGGCCGGTGTTGTTCTGCGATGCCATGGGGGTCTCTCCTGGTCAGGTGTGGGGTGGGTTACTTCTTGGCCGTCTTGGCGGCAGGGGCCGCGGCCGGCTTGGTGCTGGCTTGTTCGTCTCGCACACGCTGGCGCGCCGCCTCGATCTGGGCTGCAGCATCGGCCGCATCCTTGGCCTCCTGCTTCTTGGCCGCAGCGGTCTCGGCGGTGTCTTCGGCGGCGCCAGAGGCCACCAGCGCGGCGGCGTCGTGCTTGTTCAACTCGGGCAGTTCCTCGCCGGGCTGGATCACGGTGCGCACACCGTCCACCATCACCGCCGTGGCCACCATCGCAATCAGTTTGCTCATTGGGAAAGTTCCTTTTCGGTTTGAGGCCCCGGGGCACGTAGCCCCGGGGGTTCTCCTTCACAAGGCCTTGCGGCCGCCGCGCTGGGGTTATTTCGGGTTGGTGAACAGGAAACCGGCGGTGTTGTAGGCCACGTTCGGGCGGCGCTCGAAGGTGGCGCCGTAGATCCAGCTCTTGGTGCCGTTCTCGTAGTACGGGGTCTCGGCGAAGGGGTGGCCTTCGATCACGTTGGTGAAGCCGAAGGCAGGCTCAGCCAGGCTGATGTCCGCCGTGCCACCTGCGCCGATGTTCGGCACATAAGCCAGGATGGCGTTGTTCCCCCACACATCACGGCCGGTGTCGGTCTCGTCCACCCACACCGCATCGCCCACCACGATCTCCTTCACCTTCAAGATCGTCTTGAGCTGCTCGTGCGTGGCCGGTCCCATCTGCGAGTCGGGCAGGTAGGAGCGCACCTCGGCGTTGTTGATCAGCGCGGATTCGGCGTCGGCCGACAGCGTCAGGCGGTTCGGGCGCTTGCCGATCTTCTTGCGGATGATGTCCGAGGCCGCATTGATGTCGGTCACCGCGGTGCCGGTGGTAGCCGTCCACTTCGTGGCGCCAGCCAGAGCCAGCACGTGGCCCGCCGCATAGGTGCCCACCGTGGTGGCCATGCCGGCCACTTCCAGCTCGTAGTCCAGGCCCAGGATGTCATTGGCCGTGGTCATCGCGATCTTGCTGACGTCCAGGTAGTTGCCCACGTTCAGCTTGCGGCTCTCGTCGGCCTCGCGCAGCAGCTCGCGTGGCATCGGCACTTCCACCGCGTACTGGTCCACCGAGTAGGTGACCCCTTCGAACTTGATGTTCACCCGCTTGGTGGGCGAGCCCGGCGCGCGGCGCAGGTTGTAGCGGCGCAGGCGTTCGTCGCCCAGCTTGGCCAGGTTGACGCTGGAGAGCGTCTGCGGCAGGCGCGGGAACAGCTTCTCGGCAACCATCGTGCCCTGTCCCATGCCCAGCAGCAGGCTGGACAGGATCGGGTTTTGTTTCAGCCGGATTTCGGCAAGGGTCATGCTCATGGTGGTGAGTCCTTCGGGGGTTGAGGTGTTGGGCGGGTGATCAGCTGGTGAACGAAGTGGTCACAGCGTTCAGCGCTTCGGCGTAGCTCACGCCCTTGTTCGAGGCCATCCAGGCCTTGGCCGCTTGGTCGATCTCGGCATCGGTCTTGCCCTTGGCGCCGCCCGCGCCCTGGGACATGCGGCCGCCAGCGAACTCGCCGAAGCTCACGACCGGCTTGGCGTTGCCAATCAGGTCCTGCAGCCACTGGGCCGGGCTCACCTTGCGGGTGGTGTCGCCCTCGGCGAACTCCACCGGCTTGGCGTCGGCCAGCGCTTCCAGCGTGGCCACGGCCATGTCCTTGTCTTTCGGCAGCAGCCGGCCGTCCTTCACCTGCGATTCGGCGAACGACACGAAGCCGGCCTTGCGGTCGGCGCGGGCCTGCTCGGCAAAGCTGGCGGCCTGGGCCGTGGCTTCGTCGGCCTTCTTGGTCGCTGCGGCGGCTGTCGCGTTGGCGGCTGCGGTGGCAGCGTTGGCCGCGTCCAGATCCTTCTGGGCCTTGGCCAGCTTCTCTTCAAGTTCCTTGCTCATGTCGTCGGGCTCCTGTGGTGTGACGGGGAAAACGGGTTCAGAAAAACAGACGGCGCCCTCGGCGTCGCCTTCGGAAAACTGGATGTCCTTCAGGCCCGCGATGGCCGGCGGCTGCGCGCCCAGGAAGGCGACGTGCCGCAAGTACCACTTGCCCGGCGTCGGGTTGTTGGGGGCCTGGGGTGGGTAGAACGAAGCGCTGCGCTTCTTGAAGCGGCCGGCGGTCACCATCTCGGCAAACTGCGGCTCAACCTGGTGCGGCGTGATCGCCAGAGCACCACTGGCCGAGCGGGTCACCGCTTTCACCCAGCCGTAGGCCGGGAGGTTGTCTTTGGGGTGGCCCACCACCAGCGGGGCCTCGCGCTTGGCGGGGTCGTAGCTCGCCACCATGCCGTCCACATCCGCTTCGCTGAACGAATGCACGACGCCCGCGTCGTCCAGGTGGCGCCCGGCGCGGAAAATCTCAATGCCGTCCGGCAACGAGACAGCGGGCTTAATGGTGACAACGGTTGAAGGCATGGGCCGCACTGTCGCGCGGCGAGCACCAGCCCACTAAATGAAGCGCGTCATTTCTTGACGCCCAAAACAAAGGCCCCGCGCGCGCGAGGCGGCGGGGCCTGTTTGAATGATAGACGGGCGGCTCAGTCCAGCTGCAGGCGCCCCTGGCGCAGCGCGATCTGCTCGCGGTGCCATTCCGCCTCGATCTTGCGTATGCGGTTCTCCGTCAAGCCTGTGGCGTCGGCCGCCTGCTTGTAGCTCGCGCCGCGCTGGCGCATCTCCATCGCGCGCCGCGCCCGGGCGCTGGCCGCCAGCATCGCCCCCACCGGAATGTAGGGCTGTGTGCCACCCTGGTCTTGCGCCAGGCCCATGGTCAACGCCATCGCCAGGCTCGCCAGCGCCTCGCCCGGCGCTGCCTCGCTGCCGGGCGCAGAGATCAGCGTCACGAACAGACTGGTGGCGAACTCGCGCCAGGTCTCGGGCCAGCTCGGCGGCATCTGCGCCGTCAGCGGCTGCAGCTCCGGCTCAGATACCTCGGCCAGATCGGGCCGTTCAAACATCTCAAACATGCTCAGTCCCCCTGTCAACCCAGCGCTTCAGCGCCTCGATCAGCGTCACCAGCTGCGCGTCGGTGCACCACACCATCGCATTCACATGCACCGTGCGCGCCACCCAGGCGTTCAGCCCCGCAGCGCTGTTGTCCTGGATCTTGCCGTCGCGGTGCAGCTGGTGCCACAGCGCCCACACCTTGCGTTCCTTCGGTGGCGTGGCCGCTTTCTTCTCTGCAAACTGCTTTCCCGACATGGGGCGGCCCCGTGAAGGCTTCGCCGCGCCCATGCGCTCAGCCAACTTCTGCAGGTGGTCACGCACGGCGCCGCGCTCGCGCTCGGCCAGCAGCTTGCTGCTGTTCTGGCCGGTCAGCTGCATCAGGAGTGCGCGGTAATCGTCGTCGGAGAGCTGCAGCTTGCTCTTGAGCACGTGGATGGCTGCGAGGTGGTTGCTCATGGTCAGGCCTCAATCAACACCAGCGGGAATCTCTCGACCGTGTCGCTCATGGAATGCATCAGCGTCTGCGCCAGCAGGCCACCGGCCGAGGTGCGAGCCACCACGATCTGGTGCCCCACCATCCCCACCAGACCAGCACCGCTGTAGAACTCGCCATCAAACAGCACCGACGCATGCACCGTGGCGCTGGGCAAGACGCGGCGAAGGCTCCACGATCCCACCAGCACCACGCCGGCCGCCTTCGCAGCCTCCCAACGCTTGAGCAGCTTCTGCGGCGTGTGCGGGTAGATGCCCCGCTTGATGCGGCTCGCCGTGCCCTTGCCCAACGACAACACTTCGGCAATTTCCGTGACCGACCGGCCGCGCAAAAAAGACCGCAGGTCGGCGGGCAAAGAAACAAGCCCCTCTGAGCGTTTGGAAGCCCCACCCGCCACGGATGTACCGGCTTGGTGTTTCGCAGGTTTCGCCGGGCGTTCTGGCGGTTCCTGGACGCATTCAGAGGCTTCTGCGCCTTTCAACGTTCCATGATCGTCGTGGTTTTTCATGATTTTGGGGTTTGAGGTCAGGTCGTTGCCGGTTTGAAACCAGGAGGCTGCTTGATGGCCCAGCGGTCGCACACGGCGTACAGCGTGACCAGGTAGCCGCCCTGGCGGCACTGCAAGCTGTCGGCGCCGGTCTTTTGCACGTGGTTGCAGCTGGCGCACCGCTTGCGCTGCGTGGCCGGCACAAAGCCCTAGGCGTTTTTGGCCGCGATGATCGGACTGGTGCTCATGCCCAGCCTTTCTCGCGCGACCAAGTTCCAACCACCATCCGGGTGGGAACTTCTCGGCCGTTGTCTCCCGGGGCACAGGCGACGAGGCGCGCCGCTGAGCCGGACAGCCGCGCCAAGGTATCTGCTGCCATCAGGAGTTCGCCGGGCACTTCCTTGAGATCGAAGATGACCGAACCGCGCCAGGCGCCCGATTGATTGAACTGGAGCTGGACCGGGAGCTTCATGGCTTGATCTCCGCGTCGCTCTCAAACCGGGAAATCTCAACCGGCTTGATGTCGTTGTCCTGGCCAAGGCCGGTGCCAGTGGTGTCGCGCTTGATCGCCTCGTACCAGTTCGCCAGCGCGGCGGCGCTGCTGATGGTGTGGTGCAGTGCCTTCTGACGGTCGCCCGTGATCACGGAGCGCAGACACTTGCCCGCCAGGTAGCCGACCAGCCAGAACCAGTTCTCTGCGCTCTTGCCTCGGTCGTGCGCCTCGCCCCAGCGGTCGCGCTGGTGGGCGGCTTCCAGCTTGACCGCAGGCAGGAATTCCTCGGTGTGCGGGTTGTTGATCAGGGCGTACAGGTCGTGGGCCTGCAGCGCCTGCTCCAGCAGTGTCTCAATGTCGCCCGAAGGCAGGGTGACCATCGTCGTCTTCCACTCCGCTCTCACCCGAGAGAGGGCAGTGGCGACCTTTTCACGGGTGGTGACCAGCTGGATGCTCATTCCGGGCTCCCCATCACCAGCCCGCAACCCTGCGCGGTCATCACCTCACCACCCAACGCAGTCACGAGCGCCGGGATCAGCTTGCCCAGCTCGCCCGTGGTCAGGGCCACGTCGGTGTCAAATCCGCTCTCGCTGTCATCTGATCGGTCGTCGAACACACCTTCCAGGAAGGCGATCTTCCTGAGTTGCATGGCCTCGGTGAGCACGAAGCCCACCCGGCCTTCCCAGCTCAACGCCAGGCGCGTGGGCAGCTTGCCTTCTGCGATGTGCTTGCGCACCTGGTCGTTGTCCAGGTTGTGCCGGCTGAAGCGCACCACCGACTTCTCTTCACCGCCCGAGCGCAGCTCACACTCTCGCCCAATGGCGAATGCGTCCGGCTGGTCGTCGTCGTAGCGCGCAGCCAGCCAACTCGTCATAGCGGTCTGCGGCGTCACCTTGGTCTGCAGCAGCTGCAACGCCAGATCGTCAAAGGTGCGCACCAGCATGGTCACCACTTCATCCAGCTGGCGCTGGACGACGGAGCCGATCACCACCGTGCGGGTGGCGAGGTCGACCCAGACCCACACACCGGTCTGGCGGGCGAAGGCATTCGGCAGCAGCGCCAGCAGGGCGTCCTCACGCAGCGCCTTCATTTCCTTCTTGCCGGATTTGCGCCCGGTCTCGGCTTCGATCATGTCGGCAGCGGCCTGGGCGTTGGTCCGCACCTGGGCGCCCGGCACGCTCTTGGTCTCGATCATCAGCTTCAGGATGCGCTGGCCGGCGATCAGCTCGACGATGGGGCCGTAGTCTTCGCCACGAGGCTCCAGCCAGCCCACAGCGCGGGCCTGCGTGCCGCTACAGGGAACGAACGCGGCCTTCTGGAGGCACTCCTCCATGTGATCGACCGACAGCAGGGCGTTCGGCGTAGCAATGCGGTAGATGGTGGCGTTCTTGATCATGCCGTCTCCGCCTGCGCCTCAAACGGCGTCACGATGAAGTCCTCTACGCCCGTCACGATGCTGATGCCCGCAATGCCGCGCACGGCCTCGGGTTCGTTGAGCATGGCTTCCTTGTTCGGCTCGTTCTTCACCCGCACGAAACGGCCCAGCCCCATACGCAGCAGCGTTTCCAGCACCGTTTCCATGCCGCGGATCGACACGCTCGGGGGGCGCTGGCGCCAGCTCACCTCGCCGGTGACCAGGTTGGCCGTCTTGCCCATCTTGTCGGCCTCGCCGCACAGATCCACGCGGTGGGCTTCGCACCAGGCCTGCACACCGCCCTGCAGCGCTTCGATGCGCTGCGCCAGCTCAGACAGCGCGGGCTGGTGTTGCTGGGTGATCGCGGCGATCGCGTCATTCATGGCGCCGCGCTCGCGCTCGAACTGGCGCTGCAGATCGCCGATCAGGCGAATGGATTCGGCGCAGTCGTTCTTGCTTTGCGGCACGGCGGCCAGGGTCTTGCTCTTGATACGGGTTGCCATGGGGTCGGTCCTTTCAGTTGATGGGGTGGGTGGGGCGCGGGGTGGGGTTCATGACGTTTTCCCTTTCAGCTTGGCCAGCAGCTCGCGGGCCTGGGGTGGTACGGGGGCGACGTGTTTGGCGTGCGCGTCCATGTCGGCCAGGGCTGGGGTCTTGCCCGCGTAGGCCACCTGCAGGGCCTCGCCGATCGGCAACGTCTGCCCGCGCACCTGCACCGTGTCTTGCCGCGGTCCGGTGCGGCGCTCGGCTTCCGTCTCGCGCTCGGCCACGGCTTCGGCCTTGTCGGCCATGCCGGCCAGGATCGCGTAGAGGTAGCCGTGGCCCGACATCGGCAAGTCCAGCCGCCCGGCGGCGCGGGCCAGCAGCATCTGCTCGATGGCGCGCGCCCAGGTGTCCAGCGGCGCGGGCCAGTCGCGGCCCTTGTGCGTGATCGCCAGGCGGCGCAGGTCGGGCAGCAGCTGAGCGATCAGCCGCACCTTCTTGCGCAGCGTCAGGCGCTGTTTCTCGGGCGTGAACAGCCCGATGTACTGCACCACCAGGTGCGCCATGGGCACGCTGAGCGCCACCAGGCGCGAGAACGCCTGCTCGTCGTCCAGGTGGCCCACCAGGTGCTCCAGGCTCAGCTCGGTGCCGCAGGCCGGGCAGGCGATGATTTCGCTGGGCTTGCTCATGCGGCGCTCCCTGTTGTCTGGTCGATCTGCATGCTCTCTCCCTGGGGCGCGCGGCAGACGGTCGTGACGCCGTAGGCAAACACCTGTCCGCGCATGCGCCGGGCCAGGTGCTTTCCGCTGAAAAGGCGCTTGAGAACACCACCCATACGCTGAGCGTGCTCAAACTGGGGAAAGAAGACCAACAGCTCGCTTGCGTTCCAATACCCGCCCTGGTCGCGCAGGTGGCGCCAGATCGCGCGCTCATCCGCCTCAAAGCCGCCGTAGAAGCGGCTGGAGTAGTCCACTTGGCTGGTCGTCATGCGAACGCTCCCGAGATCAGGCCCGCCGCCAGCCCGGCCAGGCCGCACCAGGTGATCCACCAGGCTGCGGACTTGGCGAAGCGCAGCAGCTCGCGGCGCTGGGCGGGCGTTCCCCAAAAAGGGACGCGGTAGCCCTCCACAACGCCCGGGGCGAGCTGGGGGCCGTGGGCAAAGGCATTGCCCATGTCCGCCGTGTCATGGCGCACCAGGCAGCCGCCACAGCGCGGGTAGCGTTCCTGGCACACGCCCCGCTCGTCGCAGCTGCGCTCGGTGCGCGCAGCGCAGTCCGATCCGCCTTTGCAGTTGCCTGCATCGTCACAGCAGTTCATGCCTCGACCCTCCTGCTCAGGCAGATGGCGCTGACGGCACAGGCCTCCGGGTAGTCGGCCCAGGTCTGGTCTTGCGCTTCGGCGAGGTCGGCGAAGTAGCCCACACCGGCGTAGCGCGCGCCGTTCTGCAGGGTGATCTGGATTCGGAAAATCATGGTCATCTCCTCAGACGGCGCGGACCACGTCGCGATCGATCATCGGCGCGCCCAGCTCGGCGGCCGTGTTCAGCGCGGCGATCATCCAGTTGTTCAGATTCAGCGGGTAGAGCAGGCTGACCGGTGCCTCGGAGCCCGAGCCGTTGCTCATCAACCGGGTGCGCAGCTCGTCGATACCGTCTGCCGTCGATGAACTCGTCCACCTTGCGGTTCGCACTGGCGCAGCGCACCGCGAGATACGCCGCCAGGTCAGCGCCCAGCGGGTGCAGGCGCAGCACCTGACAGCGCTGCATGACCTCGCGCACGTCGTAGCGTTGCAACTTCTTTTCCAGCTCCGGGTGACCGAGCAGCAAGATGCCCAGCATGTTGCGGCGCCCCAGGCGCATGCGCTCATGCAAGCGCTTCAAGTGATTGAGCGTGGGCACCGGCAGGGCGTGAGCCTCTTCAATCACCAACAGGTGCGAGCGGCCTGAGGCAGCGCTTTCCTCCAGCATCTTGTAGACCTGGCGCGAGCGCTTCTCTGACGACTGGGCCACCGAGGCCGCCGCGTCCAGCGAGAGCACGATGGCGGTGTGGATGTCGGCCGACTTGATGCCTTTGCCCTTGGCCTCGCTGTCCTCCATGCCCTCCACGCTGGGCTCCATGAACACCAGCGGGCGGCGCTCGCGCAGCACCTTGTCTTTCAGGTCGTCGAGCATGGTGGACTTGCCCGCGCCGCTCTCGCCCACGATGGCCAGGAAGCTGCCCGCCAGGGCGGCCTGCCAGGTGGTTTCGCGCACAAAGCGGATTTCACCGTTGATGAACATCTCGGCGTCGTTGGTCACATCGCCGTCAAAGGGGTTGGTGAACATGGCGAACCGCTTGCGGGCGGCCTCGCTCAGGGATTGTTTGGGTAGTAACATGACTTCTTCCTCGTTGGTTTCGGTTGGTTTCGGGGCCTCGGGGACGGCCTCGGCGTGTGTCAGCACGTCGGGGCCAACTTCTTTGTGGCGGGCGCTGCTGCGGCTCATGAACCGCCTCCCACAGCGCGCAGGCCACCGGCGGGCGCTGCGCTGGCAGGCTGGCGGCGCGCGGCGATCAAGCCCGCCACGGTGTCTTCAGGCACGCCCGCCGCGCCGTGGCGCTCGGTCAGCCAGGCGTAGGTGTTCGGGTCGTACAGCTCGCCCAGCGCCAGCTTCATGCGCTTGCAAGCCTCGGCCACCGACAGGCGCACCGGTTCCAGGCTGGGGGCCGCAGCGCCGTGGGCCGTGCCCTGGCGGGGCAGGTAGGTCGGCACCTGGGCAGCCTTGATGTCGGCCAATGGGTCGAACTGGCCCAGGAACGGCGTGGCCTTCTTGCGCTGGGCTTCTTCGGCCTGCTTGACCGAAGACACCCCATACGCCAGCGCGCCCACTTCCTGGCGCCGCAGATCGGCGGGGGTGGTGGGCATGGCGCGGAACTCACCCTTGGCCGGGTTCGGCGCGGCCAGGTTGTAGCCCAGCCTGTTGGTTTGCACCGGTTCCACCTGGCTCCAGATGATCTCGCCCGTGTCGCGGTCGGTCACCCCCACACGCACCGCAGGCATGGCAAACGGGTTCACCGACACCAGCACGTTGTCTCTGGGCGAAATGCCCTTCACGTAGCGCAGATCGAAATCCTGCGAGCCCTGGCCCTTGAAGGCGAAGCTCACCGTCATGTCCGAGCGCACCTGGCGCGGCTGCGCCACCGTGGCGGGCAGGGCACGCATCACCTCCATGGGCGGGGCAATGCGCAACTCGGTGGGCTGGATCAGGCTCCAGGCCGAGTAGCGCGTCATCTGGTGGCGGCTGTGCTTGCGCGTGCCATTGAAGCTGTGCATCCACAGTTCCACCGCGACGTTGAGCCGGTCGATGGTGATCTTGTCCGGGTCCATGAAGCGCAGGCGGCTCTCAAAGCCACGCTCGCCCAGGTCTTGCGCCTTCTCCACCGAGCCCGTGGCCCGGCTGTTGTAGGGCGCATGGCGCTCGTGCTTGATCTCCATCACCGAGAGGAAGTTCTTGAACAGCCCGGCCTTGGTCCAGGCGCCCTGATCGGTGTAGAGCATGAACGGCACGCCGTGAAACGGCATCGCCCGGCCTTGTGAGTCGAAGCGCTGACTCATCGCCCACATCAGAAAGTCCAGCGCGTTTTCGGTGCTCTCGCCGCCCTTGTAGAAGCGCATGGCGATTGAGCCCGAGCCCACCTCGACGTACACCCAGCGGGTGAGCAGGTCGGGCATCACGCGCACGTAGTTTTCGAGCTTGTTCTTGTACTGCACACCCTCTTCAATCAGCGCCAGCTCGCCCTTGGGCGTGCGGTACAAAACGCTGGTGGAGGCGTCCATCTGCGCCAGCTCATTGATGTGGTCCACCCGCATGCTCACCGAAGGCGCCGGGGCGTTGATCTGGTCGGCGGACAAGCCGCGCTCGCGCAGCAGCTTGTTCACCCGGTCCGCCGACAGGGGCCGCTCAATCAGCTTGTTGGCCGCGAGCATCTCAATCGCTTCGCCCGTGCTCAACATGCGCTTGCCGTTGCGGTAGTCGGCCTTGATGGTGCCCGCAATCCGCAGCAGCTCCGCGTCGCTCACAGCCGACTGCCCCGCATCGCTGCGCCGCTTGCGCGGTGCGCTCAGGCCCAGGGCCTGGCTGGTCTTGGTGATCAGCGCGTAGGTGCGGCCAACGGAGAGGCCCAGCGCCTGCGCGGTGCGCTCCACGATGACCGTGATCTCGCCCCGGCTGGCCTGCGCGCACAGGCGCGCTGCTTGGTTGAGGGTTTCCATTCG